TGCCAATCCTCTTCGTACCCCTTTATTATAGTCTGTATCTGATTTAAATTCACTCATCTTAGATGACAAACGCTGTATAAGTTTTTCTTTATTCATCTTTGTTTTGGTTTGGTAGTTTCTCTATCTCACTTACTCTTTGGTGAGTACTTAACCCACTATTGGCTGAGTGTATAATGTCCAGTATTGCTTCTATCAATTCCTCTTTACTCATCATCTTTGTTTTTGGTTAGGCAATACTACTACTGGTTTAGTACTTTCTAAAATATTAATTGAGTACAGTATATTGTTTAACTTTTGAGTTATTTTATCAGTAGTCAGCTTATGACTGTTTAGCTTTACAATTTTACTTGCTGTCATTATCTAATTTTTTAATAGCTGCTGCAAGATATTTTGCAGTATCTAGAGTTTCTTCATAAGCATGTTGTAACCATTCTTTAAGACTGTAATCTTCACGATCCACAGTTACACCGTACTCTTCAACTCCTTTCTTATCAGAGTCTATAAGATCTTTAATAATACTCTTAGTGATGTTACATGCTCCTTGTGAAATATCTTTCACCATCTCAGGATCTACTTCTTCATTGTCAAATTTATTCATTTCCTAAATTATAAAGGTTATACAATAATGTAAGCTCATCACCATCTTTAATATTCTTAATGGTCTTTATATATCTATAATCACCATCTATCGTAGCTTCAAGATTAGGTTCTTTAGAATGATTAATAAATCCACCTAAAGGTGTTCTAATAAATTGATCTTTAAATCTTTCATCATATACATGTGATATACCAAGGACTTCCCCTTCTTCTATATCTGTAAGTGCAAATAAACCAAGACCTTCTATATTAGAGGGTTTGATTGTTACCCTGGAATCCAGGGGTTTGTAATATTTAGATTTTATTTTCATAGTATTTTTAAGTTTATCTACTCTAATACCCAATAAAATAACAAGCACCAATAGTATGACTATCAGTGCTTGGTATATTCTATTGGTATTTTTGTTCATTTAGACTTCATCTTCATATACCGTTAGGCATAAATCTATAAACATAAAGTAAAAGCTGTAGTATGTAGCTTCTGGATTTTCATAAGATCTGTATCCAAGAAGCATCATAGGTCGTATAGCTATTGTAATTTCCCAATCTTTGTTGTCAAACATGTGTTATAAGTTTACGACTTCACAAGAACCTCCACTACACGCAAGCTCATTAGATAAGTCTGTGTTATCACCAATTTCTATTACTTTAGTAAGATCTACTTTAGAAAGTGCAGCATACCTTTTGCCAAACTCTTCTTTAGTTATTTCTTCAAAAGGAGCTTGTACATAAGTACCACCATCGTAAGGAAGAACAGACAAACCGTTAAAAGTATTTTTGTTCTCCCACATCCACTCTACAATACCTTCCCACTCATCTTCTTTTACAGAAACTGTAGCAGATACATTGTGTGTATTGCGACCATTAATATGACCTTGTTTTACCCAATCTGTATTCCATTTTTGAACACGTTCTAACATTTGTAATGCTGTCTCGTCTTCTCGTAGAGTTGCAGTATTTGGAGCCATTTGAGGGATCTCAATAACAGCAGAGTTAGGTATAAGCTTCATGTCTTTTACAAGTTCAGGATGATTGATAGCAAGATACTGATATAATGCTTCATCTTTATTGCATTGCATACGTCTAATATAGTACTTAGAATGCCATGCATGTATGCCTGATGATGTACCTACTACACAAGATGTAGTACCACTTGGTTTAACTGTAGTTATTCTAGCAGCAGGATTGATTCCTATGCTGGTTGCTGTATTATAGTTAGCATCAATTGTTACATCAACAGCTTCTTGCAAATCAAGATTGTATACAGCTCCATTACAAATGCCTGTCATACCTACACCTACAAGAGCATCTTTTTCAGTAGTCTCTTTCCAAATAGATCTTAGATAATGAAAGTTAGTAAATCCTGCTTGTAGTGTACCAAAGAAAGAAGCAGCATATGCTCTTTCATTTAAGTCTAATTGGTCAATAACATTACCTGCATTTATCTCTGTAAGGTTACAGAACTGAAATGGTCTTAGTGCAATCTCACAACAAGGATTAGTTCCCCAGTCTTTATCGTTACTAAGATATGTACCAGGTTCTCCACTACCACTGTCTTCAATCTTTTTCCAAAGATTTACAAAGAACTCTTTAGTTATTCTGTGACGTAAAAGAACAGCACTATTATTAGCTCTACCTCTTTGTGAGTTATTTTCCCACCATGCACCGCTTTTACATGCTATCATTTCATCATCGTCTGCAGAAAATAAAGATATAAGTGCAGCTCGTCTAATACCACCAGCAAGGACAGCATCAGCTATATAACATATCATATCATGTACCTCTATAGGAGATAGTCTTTCACCATCTTCTTTACGGTCTAACATAATCTCAAGATTAAACAAGCATTTCTTAAGAGGTTCGTGACCAGGAGCTTTACCACCTGCAGTTATTAATCTTGCTCCTTTAGGTCTAATATCACTAAAGTCAAATACAGGTTTAGTTTTTCGCATTCCAAAGTAAGATGACATAAGATGACGAACTGCATCAGCCCATCCTTCTATAGAGTCACTTACTAAATATTTTTGTTTTTTCTTAGGTTTATGAATCTCAGGGAGTTGATTTACATGATCACGTTGGACAGAATATCCAACACCTGTACCTCCAAGAAGGAGAAACATAGTCTCACTAAAAGCACGGTAATCATCAATAGGTAAGTATGCACAATTATATACTCTAGACTCTGATTTCTCTATAGCTGCTCCAGAAAACTGCGCTGCTCTCATAGACATCAGAACTTTTTTATCGTATAGGAATTTAGAATTAGCATCAATTTCTTCCTTTAAACTAGGGTATCTTTTTTTCATCATGTTGATATACCTATCAACTATTTCTTCCCAAGTTTCTCTCCTCTCTTCTCCTGCTACATACTTAGCGTACTTATTGAAAACAACAAGGTCACTAAGGATTTGATTGCTTTTATCCATTTTATTTTGCTCTATCTGTAATGAAAGTAAAATCAGGTTGTTTAAAGTTAATAGACTTCATAGTCTTATTATCTTTAGTTCTCTTTACACTGAATACACCGTCATTTTCTTCAACGTGTGTTTCAATAGATATTCCCATTTTATCAGGGTGAGTACCTTTAAGGTAAGCATCAACCGTAGCATAGGCTTCGTCAGACGTAGAACAAAACTTTGATAAGTTACTCATTGAGCCAGCACATACAATATCATTTATATTGATACCGTTAATCATTGCTGCTTGAGTTACTACCCACAACACATCAAAATATGCATCACATAGCTCTGTAAGGTCATCATTCTTAGATAAGGCAAGCAATAATTCTTGCATTTCCTCATCAATAAGCATCATATTCAGCTTTTTTTGTTCATCTGTCATAAGCTGTGGTGTGACAGGTTTCTTGATATTAAGTCTTTCTAACCAGACTGTAATATAAGAATGCAAAGGTTGAATTTTTCCCATTTTTATAGTTTGTTTATTTAAAATATTAGTATTCTTCTTAGAAAAAAAGAAAGGCGGTAAATATACCACCTCTCTTATCTTTTTCCAAACGTTTAATCCTTTTTTATTTAGTTGACTATACATACTTCTACCCAACCTTTTTCAGAATGCTCAACTTCAGCGTCAACACCTTGATTATTTAATTGTCGTGCGAGTTTACAAGCTGCGTCCCAGAGTCCTTCTTCAGGCATTTCATCGTGTTCATCATCATAACAAACCTCCCCTCTACATTGGTACATTTTATGTTCTTCACTATACTCAAAAGTATACCCATCTATTCTTTCTGTGCTACTCATTTTAAATAATTTTATATTGTTAATGGTCTGCGTATATAGTACATCCAAATCTATTAGGGTCGAACTCTAAATAGTCTAGTATTTTCTTACCTAATAATAAATCAGCATAGTCTTCCATTGCTTGTCTGGTAAGAGCATGCTTTTCTATATTTTCCTTACTGAAATTAAAAGTTTTATCATCTTTAAATAAAGTTATAATCTTTTTTACTTCAGGATCATTTTCTATTTTTTCTATTTCCTTTATGACTAAAGGAAGGTCATCACGGTCTACATAGTATTCCGTTACATTTGGTTCTTGTTCTTGAGCACCAAATCTTTCAGGTGCGTCACTGCCTTGTAAACCAAACCAGAACTTACCTTCTATATCTCCATCGTAATATCGTCCCATATTATTTTATATTCCAATTAATTTCTTCTTTCTCAAGCATATACAGAATGCTATTGCATTTACTGAATATCTTGCTTCCATAAAAGCCACTTTGTGCATCAGATGCAGGATGTGGTGCTTTTATAACCCTTGTTGAATATTCATCAAGGTATTTCTCATAGTGCTGTGCATTCTCACCAAAAAGAACATATACTACATTATCGTTTTTACGATTAATAGCATTTATTACTTGTATAATAAAAGGATTCCAGGCTTTTAAATGAGAGCTGGCTTTCCCTTTTTCTACTGTCAATGCGGTATTAAGCATTAACACACCTTGTTTTGACCATCCTTCTAAAGAGTAATCAAAATCAAGACATAATATGTCAAGATCACTTTCAAGTGCACAAATCATAGTTTTAAGTGGTGAGGGTAAACCGACACCCATTTCTGTATTCACACCAAATGATAAACCTGTTGCATAATTTTTATCTACATAAGGTTTATCACTTAAAAACACAATTTTGACATTTTCATATGGTGTAAGCTTAAATGCCTTGAAGACATTCTGCTGTACAGGATATACGTTTTTATGCTTTCGCTCCTCAATCAACCATTGACCGAGGTTTGCAAAATCCTGTGACATCAGATATGTCCTCATTGCATTAAACCAATCTACACCGAATAAATTACTCAGTACTCGTTGAACGCTCATTAATTATAAGTTTATTATAAAATGTTTCTCTGTTATCATCTAACTTAGATCTAAGCTCGTTACCTTTTGGAATTTCAATATTATATTCTTCTTCCATCTTTTCTTTCAGCACATCGCTTTTTTCTAGCTCTAAGCGTATCTTATTATACTTATCTCTAATATTATGAAATTCGTATATCCGTTGTTTATGATCTTCACTTATCTCTGAAAATTTACCCTGCTTTATTAGTATCAGGTTTTCTTCAAAGTCTACAGGAATATCCATTGTCAACATTTCAAACTGGTCACCAAGTGTTTCTTTCTTTACAAAATAATCACTCGACTCTAGAAAATGTATTGCATTCTCGTATTGAGAATTAGGGTTATAAGTACGCTTCATAAGTATGTATATAGAACCATCATCATGATCTTCACGATGCAAATATGCATTAAGAAGATGATCAGTAAATGATACATCATGTCTTGTACCTCCAAATACAGGAAGCACAAGTAGTGAAGTATCACTACGCTCCATCATAAGACCTCTATACATCCGTGTTTTATTACTTTCACGAATAAAATCTATATGGTTAAGTTGATACCAACCTGATTCTTCTACATATATCATATCACCACGATAAAACAAACGTTTATCATGTCTTCGTATCTCTAAGATACCTTTGCTATCTTGAGAGTGAATGTCAGTGACACCCACATTTTTCACACCAAATTGAATGTGAAAACTTGTGAATGCCACTACATCTGTTAGAGGTTCAGCTATCATATATATCAGTTTCTATGTAACCGTTATTCTCATAATACTCTCTAGGATAATCCCATTTATCAGCTTCAACATGCCATACATAATCATTAAATATTTGAAATGCACCTTTGCGTGGTCTACCATAGCGAGTACCACCATTTATAGCACTGCGAAGATCACTTTCTGGCATAAGTATATTTACAGGAGCATTCATTAAATGAGTATCAATAAATATGAAACCAAAATCATCTGCAACAATATAATCTTCATACTTTTGACCTGAAAATGTAAGTGCTTGAACACCAATTGTATACCAAGCTGCTTGAAGGTCATAACCAAACTTAACCATACTACCCATTACATTTTGATCATAGGATGATGTGGTCTTAAGGTCATATACATTAATAACCTTGGCTGCATGATTAATAACTACAATATCAGGAAGGGCTTTACATTGAACACCTTCAATATCAAAAGCAATATCCATTTGATAGATTATTTCAAGATGACCATCCTTAATAGTATGTGTTTCAGGTACATCCATTGCAAACAAATGTCCTACATACTCATCATTAATAAGAATAGCTTTCATTGCTGCAGCTTTGTTGTATGTTTCTTGTGATATCATAGTAAAATCACCTTTCATCATACATTCTTTTACCCATTCTCTACCGCCAAGTTCTACAAACTCAGCAACAAGGTCTTCAAGTTTAGGACTTTTGATACCCGATTGAGTATAGGCTTGCATAAACATGTCGTTATGCTCTACTATTCTACCATTTTCAATATGGTCTTCCATGATTTGCTCAAGAGCATGAGTAAATTTACCTGTGTTCTTGCGTCTGTCTGTCCAAGGATTCTCATACTGACGAATCTTGTACTTAGAACTAAATTCTGCAGTAGTATCAAACATCAAAGAGTCAAAAGCACTGCCAAATGTCATGGCTTCACTCTCTACTCTTACTGCAACACCGTCAAGCATTGCTTTAGCTCGTTGTGGATGACGAACTAATTCGGAAAGCAGTGAACGTGACACTGCCTTCCTTTCAAAATAATTATCTCTTTCCATTAACTTGTAATAAATAAATTAGTTTTTTTCTCAAAATCAATTGCACTCTTTAGCAATGATGGTATAATAGTTTTTATATCTTCCATTGCTTTTTTCTTTTCAGGAAAAGTAAGATTTGAATATGTATTCAAAGGAACTGCAAGTTCAATTACATCTTTAATTTCGATATCGATGTCTTCATATTCAGAAGGCTTTAACATAGCAGTTACAATCTGCTTTCTTATTTCTTTAACCCTTCTGTGATCAATACATTTAACCCAAAAACAAGTACTTCCTTGAGATGCAACTTCGCTAAGTTTATTCTTATAACTGTTGCTTGTCAAGTTTGTACCAGTAATAGCATATAATAATGGAACATGTGTTTCATGTTCTACAATAGGTACTCTTACATTATATTCACTATAAAGGTCTAAACACTTATAAAATTTTTGTATTTGCTTTTTAGTTATAGTAATATCCATCATTTTGTAATTTGAATCATTTGTAATTCCATATCTTCTCTGAAATAGAAAGATGTATCTCTTACAGCAAGACCCATTGATTCATTACCAAGATAATTAGTAAATGCTGTTACCATTCTTGCTGCAATCAATGCACCTGTATGAGATGTATTCTTCAAAGAACATATTTGTTCTCCTACCTCAGAGTCATCAAAGAGTGTCTTTCGATAACGCTCCTCTTGTCCACGTTTTACTGTGAACACTTCATAACTTTCGATACTCATTCTACCGTCAATAAACAATTCTCTGTCTTCTTTTTTGCACCAAGTATCAAACATTGCTTTCCTAGCTTTCATGTTGTCAAAACAAGAGAATGCTACATTAGAAACATAAGTTCCTTCTTCAATCTTCGTATTAAACGTATGAATGTTAAAGTCATTTGCTTCGGTAAAATTGCCAATATTCTCTGCTGCAGAACCAACTTTAGTTTTAGTAAGTTGATCTTTAGAGAAGAATTGACCTGAGTAATTTACTTTCTCAATGACATCATTGTCATATAAAAGTATTTCATGATCGCCTGTTCTAGCAATAAGAAGAGATAACCAGCTACCGATGGTTCCTAAACCACCGATAGTTAGCTCTCTCGTATTGCCGTACCACGCGACACTATTAAATCTTGTATGCGATTCTTTAATAATTTCGCTCATAATGAATATTCGTTATTTAAATTAAAAGAGTCTGCTGCTTCATTAATAAGATCGTTCATCTGACTCATATTGTCACCAATGAATTTTACATGTTTACGAACTAAATCTGAAGTCTTAAGAAGTCCTGTTCTTGCTGTATCAGCACCAAAGAAATCAATAGCTTCACCAGCTATTATCTCACTTGTAAGTGGAGGCAAGGTTTCTGACTTAACACATGTATCTATTGTAGGTGACAAACCATTGTATTCATCAAGCGGATTAATATAAAGACTGCAAAAGAAATCTTCAGCATCATTCTGTGTTACATCATACATTGCAGGGTCCCACAATTTTTGTTGTGAATGATATCCGTAATCATTATCATAAAATGACCTTATAAAATGTTTAGAGGGTTGCTTTGTTTTAGCAAGTTTCTCCTTCTTTTCTCTTTCTTGACGTTCTTTTATCTCTTTAATTCTGGTGTCAATAACTTCGTCATGTGGTTTAACACAGCCTTCAATAATTACATCAAGATCAATAGTCATAAGAATGTGCTCTGCAGGAAACTGCATAGATACTGTCTCTTCATCTTCCTCATCAACATCAAATGATGCACCTTTAACTTTTACAAGCTTTGCAATCTTTGCTGTATAATTTTCCTTAAAATTTACAATCAAAGACAAGTAGTAAGAATAATTAGCTGCATTATCATGCAATTCTTGCACATCTGTACCTGAAAAGAATGTATCCATCGTGTGATGCGTATGAATAAGACCGTAACGATTTTCCATATACGCTGGTATACGGTCAACCATGTCTATGATATCTGCAGAATGATTTTTACTTTCAGTATAACTGTGAGTACCAATATTCATTAGATATATATCTGTAGTCTTTGCTACATACGTATCAGGATCACTAATGCTACCTGCTATTTTTTCATAAAAAATAAAACCACACCATTCGGTGTTTCCTATTTCGTCATGCATTTGGTCAATCTTCTCTTTGACCTCCTTAGTTACTATAAGTTTCCCCTTCCCTTTCTGGTTGTAGGTTGGATATTGTTTGCTCTGATTTTGGTTCATAATATAATTTTAATAGTTCATTTACCCTTTTAACCACTTTTTTACCTAATGCTTCAGGCATGTGTTTGTAGCATGACTGAGCATACTTTTTCATTGTAGAATTATCAAACGGGATAACTCTTATTTTCAAATGTTTATCTCTAAATACCTCTGAACATTCATACATTCTAGGCTTATCGGCATCTAATAAATAATCAACATGCCACCCATCTTCTTTCATGGTATAACCATTTAAGTTTACACATTTCAGTTCATCATTGTTTATGTGATTTAAAATATCAGATGATGCAGCGACATTACCTTCAGGATCTATATAAGCAGTTATTTTATCTGCGTTATCATAAATAATATCGGTAACATCTATGTTTTCTACTTTTAACTTTGAATCTGAAGCTATACCGTACAATTCTGAAATCTTTTTGTACGGTCCACCATCAAGACTTTCCCATTTAATGTAGCTATCAAGATAAGCAAGATACATGAACATATCTTGATATTTCCTACCTCTTCTAAACTTTACTATACTGGCACTACCAAGACACATTTCTTTAAAACCTCTATCATATCCTCTACTAATAAGTATACCTCGTACATGAGAATGCATATAAGAACCAAGTATTTCTATTTCATTGTAGGTATCTCTAAACATGTGAATACTACTCATTTTAGTTCTTCTAATACTAGAATTAAATCTAGATCTTGTGTAAAGACCTTTAAGTAAAGTACATTCATCATACTCATTTGTTATCTCTACATCACCATGTCTTATTGTGACATCATATACTATTTGTAAAGCTGTTGGATTGTCAGCATGACCATAGTAGTTTGTTATTCTAATATCAATATCATCAAGAGATCCTGTCATATCATAATGAGCTTCAATTAAGTCATGTAGATTTTTAATGACAGGTTGAAATTTTAGATAAGAACGTTCTACAATATCTTCATCGTCAGCCATATTAGAAAATGTATAATCTACATTTATAGTTGTTTCAACTAATCCTACAGGATTTACTAGCATAGAAGCTCCTGCACGAATAACCACAACACCGAATTTGTCATTTCTTATTAGTATACTTTCCATATTTTTAAGGTATTAATAAGGGTCTCCCTGTATTAGAGAGACCCTTAATATTAATTACTTGTTCAGAAACTCTCTGAACGCTTTGTTGATAGAACCCAAAGTACTATTGCCTATAGCAACATTTTCTTCATTTTCTACCATAAGATTACCTACTGCACTAAGAGATTCTCTGAATCTATCTGTTGCATTAACTAATTCTTCATAGTCATTCATAAGCTCTGTAAACTCACCAGTATTAGATACTTGAGTTTCCTCATTTGAATCACGTGTCAATAATGGACCTTCAAACTCATAAGATCTAATTTTTTGAATTAGTTCGTTAGTTGGAGTATGAGGGTAATTACCAAAGTAATCCTTTGCTACTTGACCATCTTGATCGCAGTATTCTCTTACAACAGACATGATTACATTTCTCGCCATGCTCTCATAGTTATCAGACACATCTCTGATTTCTGAATATCCTGCTTTCATCTTTTGAGGAACAACAAGAAGAATCACATCACCTTCCGATGGGATAAGTGACGAATCATCAAATAGAGTCGTCTTCGTTGAGTGTATAATGACATTTGAATTATCAAAGTTTACCTCTGGAACATGAGCTTTTAACTCTCCAAATGTAAATCCTTCAAAATCAGTTACTTTCAACGGTCTTGCGTTACCTTCCGACTTAATATAAATCGCTCTTGACATTTTTTTATAATATTTATCAAATTAATATTCCACCATTGTCTAGGTGGTCTTCTATTTCAATCATTAGACTTCCAAATAGGTCATCTAAATCTTGCTTACGTGATATTTCAGCCATGATAGCATCTCCTGCCATAGCTGAACTCATCACATTATCACTTGCTATATCCTGAAGATAGCAGACTTCATATCGTAGTGTACTAACACTACTAAATTCAATCTTATCTCTATCTTGTTTCAGAACTTTGCAAGCCTTTTCCAAAGTTTCATTGGATAATTGTTCACCTAACATGTTTCTTAATGGTGACACCCGTAAACTTGTCAACATAAGAGTCATAGCCAACAAGTAGGTCAATCCTATTTACCCACCTTCGGTTCATTCTATCAGCTACCATCCACATACCATCATAAACACCAGCTCCTGTTACAATAACAAAATCACCTGGTGAAAAGTATGTTTCAAGGTCTCTACTAATAGCAATGTACCTATGTGACATAGGATCTTTTGGGTCTATCTTGTATCCGAATGCTGTTGTGAACGGGTCACTATCGCATTGCGCTACAGTAGCTTGGTAACACGTTACCGTTACTGTTTGGTCGATACTTAATAGAATACTTAAAGTTAATATTGATAGTTTTAACATGATTTACGGATTAGTTCAACAAAATCTTCCAATTTTAAGTGAACATATATCCCTTCTGTTACAAATCTACCTTTCGGAGTCTTACGTGTCTTCTTATCAAAGATGACATTCATTTGACCCTCTTCGTCAGGCATTTCAGACAGAACTTCAACATAGTTCACTCTGTCTTTCAATGTTTTGCACTGCACGTTTAGAAATCCAGTATAACAGAGGTCAACCTTTTGGTCATCTCTGTTTCTTGATTCTGCACGTGATGTGACAACATCTGGAAAGAACTCAACGAGTATCTTTACACATTCTCTCTCCCACGAATGACCTGCTCTTCTATTGCGGTTTGCCATTTTTCAACTTCACTGTGCTGTTAAATACTCAACAGCTTATCTGTCATGTTTTTAGCGCAATCCTTACCATACTTTTCACAACAATCGGTTATATCCTTAGTATCATCAAAATTCATTACAGATGATACACCATAGAGATCTTCATGTCGTTGTATAAATGCTTTACCAGCATCATCTGGGTCACCCCATATTACAACTTTATCAAATCTCTTAAGAATACTTTCCATAACATCTTCAGGCACATCGACTGATTCAGCCTGTGGTGCAAATGATGGATAACCGAACTCATGCATAAGCATAGCGTCTTTATAAGACTTTTGAATTACACATATCTCACCTCGTTGCGGAAGAAGTTTATAACCTTGTAGAGATAAACCTCCTGCAACAAACTTCATTATCTTCTCAAATGGTCTATATATCTTGAACTCTGTGAAGAGGTCATAAGAATAAGAGAGGGTCTTACATTTAAATAATGACCTATCTACCCAGAATTTAGATATTGGTTCCACTCTGAAATGATTCAAAGTATTTGGTGTGATTCCCCACTTTTCCCATAGGTTGATATCATCAACTGTTGGTGTCCTCTTATTAATAAGAAGTTGTGGAAACTGTGTTCTTTTTAGACGCTTTTCTACTGTTGGAAGCTGTGGGAGAGACACGCATTGCATGTCCTCCCATACTCTTTCGAGCAGCTCACCAAAAGTAAGATAAGGATATTGTATCTTGACATAATCAAAGACACCACCTTTTATACCTGTACCATAGTCTACAAATCTTAAACTACCGTTGTTACCATAATAGAGTCTGAACGAAGGTGTATGGTCGTCCTCACGTAGAGGAGAGCATATCATCTTCAATGGTGAAACATCACCGATGTATCTCCTATAGATATCAAGCTCGGAAGCTTTCTCAAGTATTTTATCAATACTGAGTTCTTTGTGTACTTTAACAGGCATAATAACATATTTACAGAAATTAACTGTTCATCATCCCCAAGGTGTGTCAGAAGCACCTGCCTCTGTTGCACCAGTTGGGGTCGTTACTGCAGTAGGATTGTATTCCTGCCACTGTGTGCTAGCTTGGTATTCGTCTTTAAACGCACCATACTCGCCATTAAGTGACTTAGAAAATTCAACTGCAGCATTTTGATAAGGTCTGATGTATAGCTTGCGATATGCAGACTGATACTGTCGTTCCTCACCATTTACGTCTACTGTTCTTACACCGAACAGCATACCTACACGATTTGGTTCACCTTCATTGGTCATCTTCATGATGTCCTTGATCTCTGAGAAGTTACCTGCAAAGATAGCATCCCAATTATCAAAATGTAAAGGTTCTCCTTTCTTTCCTCCTTTGTGGTTTACCCACGCACGAATGAAATTTATGAGTTGTTCCTCACCGTTAAATGACTTACGCATACCTTCCTTACTGTACCACTCATACGTTGGTCCCTCAGTTGGGTCTGCATAGCAAAACTGTGCTGAATTATTCACATATTGAAACTTACCTGTCTTTGATTCAACAGGTTTCTTTGTAATAAAGAAAGATTCACGATATAGGAAATCATCTTCTGGACGACTTAACCACATATCAATACGAACACGAGTATTACCCTCGTTATCTTTATCTACATTAGCTGTAGGTTCTTTAGGATTATCAAATCCCAATACACTTTGCATTTCCTCAACACTAGGACATACAGTTTTAACAAATACGAAATTCGCACCTGTCATTAACTTACGTCCTCCTGTGACTTTCTCGCCACCATCTCTAACGCCTATTGCCATGCTTCGATTGTATTGTTTGAAGTGTTAGTTTCCTCTATATCTTCGTTGGTTGTTACACCAGGAATTACAGAAGGAGTCTCATTGAACATTGGTTCTGTAGTAGCTACATTATCAACGTTTTCAGCAGTGTCATCTACCAATGTGAAAGTAGGTGCAATCACTTTAGTAGTCTTAACACTTACTAATTTTGGATGCTCAAACAAAAGCCTTACCTGGTCTTTAGGTAAGTCATAGTAATCCTGAATACATCCGATTTCAGAATTGTAATTACGAGCTGTATTTGTTCGCGTGTACCCTGAACCCATCAAGGTAATAATCTCACTAATAGAGATTATCTTTTTTGAATTGGAATTTTCCATTTCTAATAAAAAATTAAAGATTAATTAATCAGTGGGACCCTCTCCCGTAATAATCATCAATAGTATTGATGACCTTCTTTAGATCGTTGTCGATCTTAAGTTCTTTAAACATCCCCATTGGAGACTTTGCAGTGCTATCACCCATATTCTGAGTTACAAAATGATTCCAGAGCTTTTTAGTACCTCCTTCTTCTTTTATATCCACTCCTGCATATAATACAATAGTAAACATACCTTCTAATGTAACTACATTATCAACAAGTTTACCTACCGTCTTAGCTTTGCGTTTTCTAACACCTGATGAATCCATAACTTCTTCATCGTGTGTAAGAAATACAATTGTCATATCATCACGTAGATCTGCTGGTGCATTAGCGAGTTCCCATATATGTTTGCCGATTTGGGTAAATTTCTCAAACCCTTTTACTTCAGCCTTACGCATGAACTCATTTGCTGCACAATATTGCCAATCATCTATAACGATAGTCTTTATCTGTGGCATCTTATCATTGATAAACTTCATTACCTGAAGTATTGTAGGTACATCATCTGAAGAATACATATTGCCACCATCAGGAGATGCTCCTTTTTCGACTCTTTTGTATTCTTTGCCTTTAGGAAAAGGTAATGCTTTCCCTTGAACATTAATGACATAAGTACTTTTTGGATCGAGATTCATCATTGAAGTGCTTTTACCGACACCCGATGGACCGATAACACATACGCCTATTGCGCTCATTCTTATTTTATTTAAAGATTCTGTGTATACTGATAAACCTTTTCTATGGCTCCAGTATCTTCTATTCTTGGCAGTTCTTTGAAATAACTACATGCACCATCAAAAAATAATGGTGTTCTAACATTGGCTTCTCCGTCACGACTTTTAAGTATTAGTAACATTCTGAAATGATCTTGCATTACATTTACTTTATAACCGTCACATTCTTCCATTTGATATCTATCAGGGGCAAACAATCCGAAAACATTATCAGCATCACGCTGTGTCTCCTTATTGTTTGCTAACCCATCAAGCGATGGTTCAAGCTTCTCGTCTATTGATTGACCTTTGAAAGTGTATTGCTTTTTTTCTTTATCAGAACTCTGCTGTTGAACGTTCACAACTATGTTAGCATATTTGTTACGTAGTTCAATACAATGCTCTGAAGAAAATCTGCTTATTGTCTCATGTTTACTAAGACCTTTTTCTGTCCTCAATAACCCGATATGGTCAGTGATAGCAATAACATACTCATTGACATCATCTGGAATATAGGTGTCATTCACCTCTTTATCCACTCCGTCAATAGTAATAGTACGCTTAGTCCATTTACCCTTAGATTCATTGTAACTCTTCATTGTTTTGAAGATACCTGTTGGATTGTGTATATGATCTATGATGGTAACATACTTTTCAAGATCAGCAAAGTATTCTTTTGCTTCTTCTATCTTAGCTATTACATCATCAGGTAGATAATATCCTACGTTTCCAACTGATCTAAGTTGTTTAATAGACACACGCATATTATGTTGTACAAACAACCAGTATGATATGATTGACATCATAAACTTCTCCTTACTTTCCTCTAAACTGAAATAAAATATCTTCAGTCTGATATCCGTGTCAGGATTTTCCTTGATGAACGTGTAAGGGATAATAACATACAAAAAGCGAGCGAGCTTTGATTTACCAACGCCACTGCTTGCTGTACATATATCATATGTACCTCGTTCTATACCAGGAAAATACTGACTGGTTCTTTCAAAAGGAAATGGAATACAGTTTACATGTCCGAGAGCTGCTCTCTCCTGCCTTTTCTTTATTTGCAGGAGTGCAGAATCAAATATGCCTTCCCCACTTAACTTTATCTTGTTCTCCTCCATCTTCTATCATTGCGTCACACAGTGAAGCAAGCATTGAGTCACCATCTTTATAGATAAGATACTCTGCTACTTTCATAAAAGCGTAGCCTTCTTTTGCTTTACCTGCAACATATTGTTTAGTAGCTGCCAATATTATATCATCCGTATAATTGGGAAACTCTCTTTTAAATTTTCGCATCTTGCGAACGATATTAGTAAGATTCCCTCTTACAGGATGATTGTTGGTCTTAACACCTTTTGGAAAGAAATCTCTAAATTGTGTACACAAGTCTACTATTTCCTTAGTGGAAAGGTTTACTGATGTTCTTACTATTTTAAAGAATATCTTATTAACAAACTCTCGACCTTTATCAGTTATATCACCATTACTATTAATAGCTTCTATATCCTTCAAATAATCTTTGTTTACTAAATTTCCAATTATGCTTGTAGACCCGTCATTTAGTACCTTTAAATAAAATACTTCATTTGGTGTAAGTCCATAATC